GACTAACTTCGAACTAATCTGAAAAACGTCGACTTCCAAGTTATAAAAATTTCATACTTGCCAGAACCTACAAGAGCAGGTCTGGGAAATACTACAAAAAGTAACCGGGAAGCAATAAGTACGTAACTTATAGCGTCTTTCAGACTAGCTCAAGGCTCAAACTTACCTAAAGAGGTAAGATACGACATCGACCATCGTATTTTGTTTGGATTTATACTATCCCTAGTACATTTTATTGTCTGTCGACATAGCCAGGTATGCGAAATTATACCGGGCTAGGTGTGATGTATTCAAAAAGTGTGGGAACGTTCAAGAAGAAAACCAAAGAATGATCAGGACCAGTCTGAAAATAAAAATCAGTCTTTTCATGTTCAGAGTCCTCAGTTTCCGATTGAAAATTCACAAATGAAACACCTATAGTGTCTGTCGTTGTAGCAACATTAGTCAAACCCTGAGTACGGGTCTTAGGAGCTGTATCTAACATCGTATAAATACTATACATCGGGCAATTAGCACTAACACCAGTATTAGTTTTTTGATTCATCAGAGACAAACCAAAATTGCTAAAAGATCGATTAACCATCTCATTAGCAACTTTGCTTCTACTTTGATTCATATCAAAAACATTACTAGAGTTTGAAGGGCTATATCGTGCAGACGATAATATTTGTTTACACCTCTTAACTTCAATTGACTTAAACCTTACACAATCACAGTTGATTTTCCACGTTATAGAACCTCGTTCCCCTAAAAAACAGGAGGAGATTAAATGATATGGAGTATTTGCAACATAATTGAAAGGTTCGGCCACAGTAGAAACAGGTCCAATAGCCTGGTGGATACCAAGTGGATCGAAACCCCTATAAAGAGGTCTACGATTAAGGAACATGGAAACATACTCTGAAATTGAAGAAGAAACAATATCATTCATACAATAACTAAAATTACAACGCTGAAGCATTTCACGAAAAGATACAATAGATTCACCCATATAAACAAAATTAACATTTGGATCAACATTCGATGGAGCACCCATGACAACTTCTTGTTCATTATCAAAATCACCTTGAACTGAATAGAAATTGAGATCTTCGCTTATTTGCTTTGGTGCCGCAAATTCAATATTCTCGGCAGCTCTAACAAAAACTAAGATATCTATATCAGCAGATGTTACTGGAGAAGTTTGTTCATTAATGACTCTAACTGTCAAAATACCATTAACAGTATCACTCGCATCAGGTGGTAAAGCAAGATCAGAAAAGTAAGTAGAGCTCAAACTTTCAGGGACTTTCAAATATGAAGTTCTCTGAATGTATGGTACTCTTAAACTTACCGTCGTGCTCTCATTTATATCCTGAATATGATTGAATACCGTTTGTGTATTCGATGGAACAGATGCGACATCACCAACAGGATCCCAGGAAAATCTTAAACGACCCTTATGGTATTTGGAACAAATGATTTTGAAGTCAAATATGATATCACCACGCCAATAATCAAACATACGAGTAGCAATAAACATTGGCACTCCATTGATGTAATTCTGAAATGTTGCAGGTGTAGATACAAACATAGTTGGACTAACATATGAATTCCAGAGTAATGCATCTGAAGCATCAGACGCAGCCCATACGAATTTTGTTAGATAACTATTATGCATGCAGAATTTAGAAATCAATAAAGAGTCTTTGGTGGGATCACCAATGGCTGAATTATCGATTGTTAATTCATTTTTGCTATCTACTGTCAACTTTTCAGTAACATCTGGTTGATCCGACGTAGCAAGACCATGAAATGGTAGATTCTTATAAGGCAATATCCTTTCTAAGACAGGGACTTTAGTGTATCCGAAGCTCGCAGCAACGTCAGCTACAACTTGTGACGCCATAGAAGTGGCAGTCATATAGTCACCTACAACAGGAACTGATTTAAGCAAACCAGTAGCACGAGCTGCAGCTGAAGCGACCTTGGATATCGGCCCAGTATACTCGTCTCTATCTGTTTGAACAGCTAAATCAACGGTCAAACCACATAGTTCAACGTTTTCAGCCCAAGCGTAAACATTGATACTAACATCAGATGATGAAATTCCAACATTCTTCAACGGAATAAGTGTTGAAAATGCAACCCTGCCCATTCTTGAGATATCAGTAGAACCTATGGAACCATGAATTGGTAACCATTCAGTGATATTCAAATAAGGTAATGTCATTTCAGCACCTTGATTTGTTTGCGGAAAGACCCAAGTATGGGGCCTTTGTGACTGAGGGATAACGGTGACACCAAGCCCCCAATGATCAGCTGAATCAAACACACTTTCTAGTGGATTATATGATGCTAGAAAAGCACCATAGTAGAAAGGTGAAGCATTAACCATAATTTTAATCTTGAGGTCACAACGAATAAATGCATAATTATGTAACTTGTACTGTATATTAGCATTACTCAAAAATAGTGTCCAAGGATCAAAAATAGTACCAACTCCACCACCAACACTCCAAGTTGAGTTAAGAATGTTGACTGGTCTACTAAGAAAGTCTTTCAAATCTGAATCGGCTGTGTTTGTGGGTTGATACCACATCTGTGAAGTCGCTACTTGATCTGTATTTGAAACTTGTTGGTCAACAAATTCTGTTGTAACTTGCTTCTCAACAATATCAACATCAGATTGAACTGAAAATTCATTTGACACGCATTGATACATATTGTCTGTAAGGCCGACATAGCCTGTAGAATTAGTTGGGACTCTACAAAATCCCGAAACGCATTTAGAGTTCAATGAACTCTCTTTTTTATTTTCTTTAATTTTATTTTTAACACAAAACATATAACATAGACAACTGTCCTGCACCTTTACCACAAATGTGAGCTTACAGTCATAAGCCCCACCCAATATTCTCTTACTACGTTATTGTAAGAACGATATGAATATTGGTTCCGTGCAGACACAAGCGCTTCGCTTGTGAGTTCAACATTTACTTTTTAACGCATACATGAGGACGATACACATATACTTTATACAGACATAAAATGAACAAATAATCTGTGGATTATACTATTCGATTCCATCCAGTCTTTCGAGATAATTCTCGAGATCCATTGGACGATTAAATACTTCTCCGCCTTCTATTGTAAAATAATCCTTAAAATTTTTACAATGACGTGAACTCGTTATGAAACTTGTAGTTAATTCCTCATAAGTTGGGAGGGTCGACTCTGTGACCCAATCTTCCCACTTAAGATCATAAATTAACTTTTCAAGCATGCTTCTCTTCTCTAAGTAAGTTTCCTTACCGTAAAAGAAATATTCTCGCAATGCAGTAGAGATTACATCAATTCCTTGAGCTTCTTCTGTTACCGATTTACTTCGGTTCCAGACCATAAGCATTTTCTCAATAGAATCGTGATCTAATGGTGCTAACATGCAACCAAGATCTGCATCTAATCTCCACTTCCTTTTGAGGAATGAAGCATCATCTATATGGATAAAAGGGATGCTTTCAGCTTCCTTTTCAGCCATAGTGTAGCCTACATCCAATTCTTTAAATTGATTGGATATGTTCGTGTGATTGAACCAATCACACCCCTTAGCGACTGACATTATATTGTCATCGCCGTAAGTCATAGATTGACATTTGATTTGAAGGAATCAACTTCTTTTTTGGGGTTCAAAAGTCTATAGACATAGCGCATG